AATACTATCTGGTGTTTGTGTAAATGGAGTTTCTTCTTCTACCTCTTCTTCATCACCACCCATTAAAAATGGTGCCGCAATTGCACCTGCTCCTAATATACCTCCACCAAGTCTAAACAAACTAAATGGATTTGCTTTTTCTCCACCCACTCTAAAAATATTACCAAGTTGACCAAGCATGCCTTCACCACCTTTAATTTTTCCTAAAAGAGAACCTAAACCGCCACCGGATCCAAATTGTGATAATAAAGTTTGTTTACCAAATAACATTGGTGCAAAGTTTGCAGCAGCTGCTGTTAGAGCTATCTTACCTATAGGTGATTTAACTACTTTCTTAACAGCTCTTTTGGCTTTCTTTACAATTTTACCTAAGAAATAACCCTGTCTAGGTTCTTCTAGTGTCATAAGTCCACCGCCTGCACGTAGTTGTCTTTCCATCTGCATTCTAGATATTGTCATATTTTAGCCTAAATTCTCTTTGTATCGTGTTTTATTGTTATAATCAATCATATATATCGACCAAGTCTGTTAGTCCTCCCATCATGTAAGGTACTCTACCACCATAAGCAAATGATCCCATACTGTCTGATCCTCCTGGTCCAGAAGATCCTGGAGAGCCACCTCCACCATTATCACTTCCACCATTATCATCTCCCGGTCCCTCCATAAAAGCAGAATCATAACCAGCTTGATAACCACCTCTGCCCTCAGCTCTATTTCGATCCTGCATAGCTTTTGCAGCAGCTTGTCTTATCTCTTCTTGTTTTTTTTCTTGTGCTTGAAGTCTAGCTAAATTAATTTCTGATATTCTTTTATTTTCAGCTTGTCTTTTTAGCATATTTTCAATTCTTGCAGTTCTTCTTCTAGCTGATCTTGCAGCGTCTGTGTAATATCCACCTCTTGCATTTTGTCTGTTTAACTCTTCTTCATCATAAACATTACCAAACTCGTCTATAACTGCAGCACCAAGCGGTCTGTTTTCAAATTGATTTGATATTGCTTGTAACCCTGTTCCTAAAAAAGGAATTCCTGTAGCAGCTGATAGTATTCCCCCAAAAATTGGCGCAGCTTTATCTTTTATTGAGCTAAATGTTTTTTGAAACATGTTTTGTTGTGGAGGAAAATCATCATATGCTGGTGGCGTATAGGAATAATTAGGTTCAAAGTTTCTAAAATCTGTAGTTATTAATCCACGATCATCTATACCAAAATTGTTTTCACCACCGCCACCTTGATCTAAAAGTATACCCATGGGTTCTCTAAACGTATCGTTTTCTACACTACCATCGCCAGGTATTTTAAATGCACCACCTCTAAATTGTTCTTGAGGTATGAAACTAAAACCTTGATTATATATATCCTGGTCTGCTTGATTGTAAAAACTTGGTGCATTAAATGTAATATCATTAGATGCATCACGTATTGGTAGTTTAAATATTGACATAATTATATTTTTGAATCACCTCCTATCGGTAATGACTCTACGGTTAATTTTACACTTCTAGAGATATCTTCTCTTTTAGTTTCTGTCCCTGGGTTGTTTACATCTTCATCTGCTTCGGCATCTGACATATACTCTTTACCAGTTTTTAAATTTTTTAAGGTAACTTCGCACTCTGGTGTAAGAACCACAGTTGGTTTACCGTTTATCTCTTTTATTTCTTTTTTAGCTTTTGTTTCTATAAATGGCATTAGTCTCTATTTATCTCCAATATTGATACAATAACATGTAATTCATTTGCATCTGCTGCTTGTGCCTTTAATACCTCATTTTCTTCCAAAATTAAAGGGTGAGTTAACAGCTCAGTTGTTGCTTTTGAGGCTATAGTTTTGTCTTTAAATAAATTAAATACTGCAGCGGCAGCATTTGTTATAGTAAAAGTTATTGTAGACCCTGATCCAGCGTCCTCGGATACTATTATACTTTTAATTATGGCCCTAGAATCAGATGGTGTTGTGTATACTGTAGTATTATCTGTAGTGCTTAGATCTATTAGTTCGTTTTTGTATATATTAGCCACTTATAAACCAAGAGAATCTCTCTTGCTCCTGTTTTACTTCATCTAAAAATGTAGAATTTAATTGATCCTTCATAATAGTTAAAGCTCTGTTAATTTGTTTTTGGTTTGATACATCATAGTCTTCTTTTGGTTCCGGTATTCTTATATTTATTTTAGACATTATCTTCTACCATCCGGTTGTATATCTAATCTTAGTGTTCCAAATCTCCACTTCTCACTAGCAGCATCGTTTTCTATTTTAATATTTACAAAACGACCTCTAGCTCTTGTATCTTTTTTATCTGTTGTAGAGTCTACAGTAAAAGGACTTAATGTTGTAGTAGTATCAGATTGTTGTGGATACCTTTTTACTGCTAAGCTTATTTTTGAATTACCTTGTAAATCTTTAAAGTCAGGTATAAATCTTCTAACAGCCACAAATGCTTCACCCGCTATTGATGGTCCTTTAAAAGATCTTTGTTGCATATCAAAATCAAAAGACTTTATAAACGATGTTACGGTTGTTGTTGAACCATCTTCATTAACTTGATCGGTCCCTGTTTCGTGTTCAAAATATTTTGTCTGTCCTAAACCATCTTGACCTATAACTGCAGGAAAAGTTCCGTTAGCCGTGCTATCATATTTTGTAGCGTATGGTGTTGGGTATATGGTTGCATCCATCCAACTTGTTCTTGCTTCTGTTCCTGTATACCAGACACCTCCTGGTACTTTAGTCAAGGCAGATTCACCGTAATTATATACAACATACTTATCGTTAAAAGTAGCTGTTGATGATGGATAATACCAAACAACTTCTGTAAATAAATTATTTAATCCTGCAGCAACTTGTTGTCCTTTTGTTGTATCAAAATTAGTAAATACAAAATCTTCTACAGAACATGGTAGAGATTTAACTGTACCATCAAATAGAAAGAATCCGTTTGGTGATAACCAAAAAGCTGCACCATCTATTTCTACAACTGCATTCTTACCTATCAGTCCACAGTTTGTACCCACTTGTTCAAAGCTAAATGTAAATGGAGCACCTATAAATTTCATAGTATACAAAGCATTATCAGTCCATATCAAGATAACTTCTTTTGCTTTTAAAGCACCTACTATTTTAGTTCCATCTTGTAGCCTTTGTGTTCCTGCTGAGTTTGTTGCAGAAGGAGAATATATATTTATATTTTCTTGGTCAGAAAATCTAATGAACATATCATCTTGTGTAGTTGTTGTTCCAATAGTTGTCTCTGTTCCAAAATGTATTAAGTGACGTGTAGTTGGTGATATCAAAGTAACTCTAGATGCAGTTGGATTATTGGATGTTTCAAAACCAGATGTTGTAGTTGATGCTCTATTTAATAAAGGTGTTGCAGCTCCTGAGTTCCATGTAAATGTTTTACCGTTTGCAATATTTGCTACAAGCACTTGTCCAAAGTTATCTAAACTCCAAAGGCCTGGCTCCAAAATTACAGTCGATGCATTTACTGCACTACCAAATCCAGAAAAGTTTGTAGCGTTTGTAACTGTGGCACCACTGCTATGAGCTTGTCCGTTTGATGTACCGATTGTTGCTGTGCCGTTCGTACCTCTGGTGATACCAGTTAAATCATTTGAACTTACCCCAGTGTAAGTTATTAACTCATTACCAACAGCGATTGTTCCTCCTCCTGTTGGAAAACCTGTGACCGATGTTAAAGTTATTGCTGTACCAGATCCCCCTGTACCAGCAGTGTCTGCATTAAGAGCACCATTTAAAGTTGTTGTTGCAACTCCAGATACTGTTCCACCAAAATTACCAATACCAAAACCATAGCCATATGATTGAGCTGATGGTCCAACCGGCTCGTATGGTTTTATACTTAAACTACCTCCAGTAGATACCGTTCCTCCAGCGTTTGAGGATTGTGTTATAGTAAAAGTATCTGATGTTGGGACCGTGATTACTTGAAAAACTTTATCTTCAAAATCAGAAGCAGAAAAACCTGTTCCTCCTGGTAAAGTTACCGAGTCTAATAAAATTATATCTCCTGCTGCTAAACCATGTGAGGCTTTTGTTATTGTGCAAGTAGGTGAAGTATTAACAGTTGCAATTGTTGCTGAAGTTAATGTAGCTTTTAAAGGTGTAACATCATGAAGCTGTCCTTCAAAATATACAAGTAAAAATTTATCTGTTCCAAGGGCAACATATCTATTACCATCAAGATCAACAAAAGAGTGTTGTTTTCGAACTACACCTACTATTGAATCTGAAACTAATGAAGACCAGCCACCTACTTTTTCAGGAAGACCATATCTAAACCTAACATTATCAGAGTCTACCCATCTGTTTTCTGCACCAACAGTAGTGTCCTGTTTGTCTATTCCAGGAGCAAAAGGAAACTCAACAAGAGCCATAATATTACTCCTATTGGTTAGTTGACTTCAATACCCAGCCAACGGTTACATTAGCATAAACAAGAGTTGATGCTTGACCATTAACATTTAAAACTAAGTTAGAAGTTCCTGCATTTATTTTGTGACTATTTCTATTTATTGTAAGATTGTTTGATGCAAAAAAGTTACCACCATCTATGATTGTTATTTCATCTCCGGTAGCGGCCGTTGATGGTAGGGTGATTGTTATAGGGTTAGTGTTTGTAATTGCAAAAATTTGTTCGCCTGCCACTGCCGTATGAGCAGTTACAGTTGAAGAGTTTACTGTAAGATAACCTTTATTTAATAAACCTAAATTAACATTTGTTGCATCTGAATATACTAATAGTTTTGCTCCAGGAGGCACTGTAACCCCGGTCCCTGATACAGTTTTAATTGTTAATGTTTTTATAGTTGCAGAGCTTTCTCTTGTGGTAGCATCTTCAAACACCATAATTCTTTCTGAACTATCAGGAATTGTAACAGTTCTATTTGCTGCTAGTATACCAGTTAATTTAAAATATAAATTTTTACCATTAGATGTTGCTCCATTATCTAATGCTAATGCTTGATCAGATGAGGCTACATCTAAAGATAGGTAACCACTAGATAATTGCTCTAGTATCTGTAAATTAGTATTTGTTATATTACCCCAAAGACCGGCTTTTTCACCAGTTGTGATAATCTCTAGTTTTGAATTTGTTGAAAATGTTGATGCCATATTAAATCGGGTCTATTTCTACCCAAACACTATTAGTATTTGGATCTATTTCACTCCATGTTATTGCCGTTGCATCTTTAACAGTTATAGTCAAAGGAGTAGCATCAGGCGTTACATTTGCTTTACCAATCAATGTAACACTTCCTGTGTTCAACGTCAATTGGTTTCCAGTTACAACTGCATTAGCAGCGGCAGTGATTACTACACTTCCTGCAGATAAAGTTAGTCCACTTCCTGCAACAGTTACATTAGCTGCAGCATTAATTATTACATCTTTTGTAGCTAATGTTAAAGGACTTCCTGTTACATTAACAAGAGCACCTGCTAAAGTTGTAGCTGCTCCTATGGATAGTGTTAAAGGACTTCCTGTTACATTAATTGTAACATTGGGATCAAATATGCTACTTGAAATTGGTAGCTCGGATATAGAACTAAAACCGAGCATTTATTATGCTCCTGGTTTTGGATATTTATTTTTAGTAGCTGTTCGCTTAGCCTGTAATTCTGTAAGTGTATCGCCACCATCTAATAGTGCGTGAATACAATCTTCGTGTGTTGGGTATTCTGCTTGTCTATTTCTTTTCCATTCTTCAGCATCGTATTCTGCTTGTAGTTCTGTCATCTTAGCTTCTATGTCAGCTTTAGGAATAGGTGTTGTTCCATTGTGCCATTCTATTTCGCAAGTGTTAATATCTATTCCTCTAATAACAACTTCTGCATTAGGATTTATTTTTTGAATTGCTTTTAAAATAATCATCCAGCTATCTCCATTAAAGTTAAATTTGCATGAGAACCATTAACATTTATAAACATACTTCCACCACTAACCGATTGAGCTGCACCTTTCATGTAATATGAAATTTGTGAACTTGAAGATGGAGAATCTAAATAAGAAGCTCCCCAATTAGCACTTACAAATGTTCCATTAACAGTTAATGAACCACCACTAATTCCAAATTGATAATGACCTAAATTTGTTGAATCTCTAAAAAAAGTTCCATTTATATATTTATCGTTAATTCCTGCTGCTAAATTTTGCGCACCTACAATTAAAATTTTACTTGAAGTACTGGATGGAGTTATTGCTAAACTTATATTATCTGTCCAAGTATAAGAACCTGTACTCATTGTTATTTGAGTTGAATTTGTAGCATTAACAACTTGCAAAACCTTACCACCTACACCAGCTGGTAGAGCTGTTATGCTTGATATCAACGCGTTAATTTCTGCGTCGTCCAATCCTAAATCTTTTAGCTTCTGTTTACCAGATGCTTTTTTAGTTTCTGAGTTTGTTTGTGCTGTATCATAATCAGATTGTAATTGTGCTAAACCATCAATACATTCTTGTTCAGTAGGTTTTGTTTTACTGTTATCATGTATAATTAAGTTTGCATAAACTTTATTTTTAGAATCACTCCAACCGAACCATTGTCCATCATGTAAGTTAATTAAATAATTCTCTATGTGATTTGGTCTACTCATTTTATGTATCTCCTAATCTTATAAATGTTGCATATGTTCTGTTTTCAGATGATGAAGCACCTACATTTACAGAATCACTTCCAGATTGCTTACTTACTTGAAATTTAACTTTGTGAGTTGTCGTATCAGTTACATCAAATATAAATGATGAACAAACTGAAATTTCATCTGCACTATCTTGAATATGACCAAGACCTATAGAAGCTGCATTATAATTTGAATTATCAGTTGTTGCATAACATCTCATATAAACCCAATCATGCGTATCTGAACCTGATTGATGAAATGATACTTGATTAAAAATATGATAAATTCCTGTTTGTGGAAATGTAAAAATACCAGAACTTTCTGACATTCCTGTTCCTATATATCCTGGACTATATGTATCAGCTCTTTCCCAATTTGTAGTTAAATCAGTTGGACTAATATTAAGTGTAAAGCCTGTATTTACTCTCCAAGTGTCTGCTACTGTAATTCCGTTTTTAAAATTAGATGTTAAGTTTGTTCCACCATTGGCAACTGGTAAAGCACCAGTAACTTTAGAAGTTAAATCTACTGCACTATTAGCAAGTTTAGCAGTAGTAACTGTAGCATCGCTAGGTACACCAAGATCAAGAACATCACCAAGTATCTGAATAAAATCTATAACATCTCCTGT